CCTGCTATAATTGGCATTAGTTAATCTCCGATAACATAAATCTAAACTTCTTACCAGACTTGTTATTGATAATGTATAGATGTTCTTCACCTTCTTGAATAGTCCAGTTACCTGTTGTTCCATCTACGGTATTACCTGAAGAACCTTCATTAGATAATATTAAGTCACCCGTGTATATGTTTGCCCATCTCTTATCAGGTGCACCCAAGTTATAAGTATTATCTGCGGTTGGAGTGATATGATTTGAACTACTTACTCCAGCAAATGTTGGGGTATCAGATGTTTGTACACCCAAATCAACGTCAGTTAACTGAACACCATTTAATGTTAATCTTACAGTACCTTGGTTTGGTGATGCGAATGCCGAACTACTGTATACACCACTCAACTTATTCGTAATAGAATTGTAATCTATTTGTGATGATGCAGATACTAGTGTTGGTTTACCATCAATATTTGTATATGCTACATATGATGCTGTATTTGCATTTTCTACGGTTCCTGCGGTTGCTAATGCAAATGAAGCTGTAGTTGCGAAACTTGCTGTTCCAAGTAATGAACCAGTAATACCACCAGTTGATACCAATGAACCAGTTACGTGTGCTCCGTTATCATCTACTCTAAACTTTTCAGTCCAAGTTGCACCATTAAATGATGCGATATGGAAGTTTGCACCACTATTATTTCTAATATCATATACAAACTCTGCACCACCACGTTGATTTAGTGCCGTGTAGTTATTTCCAAATGTTTGATAATATGCACCGTAAATGGAGCTACCATCAAAGAACCCAAACAACATATTGTTAGTGTTATCGTTATTATAAACTAATGGGAACGATGAACTTAAGAATACGTTTCCAATTATTGTTTGTGTTGCGGTAAATGTGTTTGAACCAGTAGTTGCAAGTGTTGAAATACCAGTTGTGTTACGAACATCTACTTGACCAGAACTTGATACTGTTCCTGCTGGAAGTAGTGGTTGAATTTGTGATGAACTACTTACCACACCACTTAATTTATTTTGAATTAAGTTATAATCAATTTGTGATGATGCTGTTACAGTTCCTGCTGGTAATACCAATCCACCACTAATTGTTCCAAGAACGCTTAATGAACCTGTAAATTGATGTGTATCGTCTGCTGTATCACCGAACTTAGTTGAACCAGATTCGTAAATAATAGATGATGTTACGTATTCGGTTTGTATTTCTTGAGCGGTAAGTGTTCCAGCGACAGTTAAGTTTTGTGGGAAAGTAAAGTTTGCTGTTGCAAATGTGGTTCCTGTAATACTATTTAATTCTATTTGACTTGATGCGGTTACCCATCCTGGGTATTGTGCGGAACTTGATACTGTTCCGTTAGGAAGTAGTGGTTGAACTTGTGCACTACTTGATACAACATCACTTAACTTATTTTGAATTGAGTTATAGTCAATTTGACTTGATGCGGTTACCCATCCTGGGTATTGTACGGAACTTGAAACAGTTCCACCAGGTAAGAACGCCTTGACTTGGGTAGAACTACTGACCAAATCTGCTGGTTTATTTGCTACAGAATTCCAATCACTTGCTGCACCAGGAACATAACTTGCTGTTAATGCAAATGATGACGTTGCTGGTATAAATGTTATACTGGTTGCTGCGCTTGCGGTAGTTGCAAATGACGCCGATGTTGCTGTAGTTGCACTACCCGTTAATGAACCAGTAAATCCACCGTTTAATACATTTAAACTACCAGTTAATGAAAGTGTTCCCGATACGGCCATCGACCCATTGAAGGTCATTGTATCTGCGGTGGTAGTTAATGAACCACTAATTACTTGATTACCAACAAATGTATTTGAACCAGTTGTTGCTAACGCACCAATACCAGTGGTATTTTGCACCACAATTTGTGCGGAACTAGTGACCCATCCTGGGTATTGTGCTGAACTTGAAACGGTTCCACCAGGAAGTAATGGTACTACTTGTGCTGATGCGGAAACTACACCAGATAATTTGTTGGTAATATTATTATAATCAATTTGTGATGATGCGGTTACCCAACCAGGATATTGTGCCGATGCACTTACAGTGCCACCAGGTAAGAACGCCTTGACTTGGGTAGAACTACTTACGATATCTGCTGGTTTATTTGCTAATGATGCCCAGTCACTTGCTGCACCTGCTACATAACTTGCGGTTGTTGCAAATGATGCTGATGTACCACTTAATGAGTTAAATTGTGTTGATGAAGATATTACACCACTTAACTTATTTTGTATACTATTATAATCAATTTGCGCAGAACTTGTGACCCAACCAGGATATTGTGCTGAACTTGATACTGTACCGAGTGGTACGTTTTGTGCATTTAGTGCAAATGATGCTGTGGTTGCAAACGATGCTGTTGTTGCTGTATTAGCATTTCCGATCAAATTACCAAGGAACGACCCAGTAAATGCACCAGATACAGGTGAAAGAGTCGATGACCCCGATGGTGTTATAGATAATGTACCATTATTATCAGAGATTGCGAGCGTGCCAAGATATAAAGTAGAACCAGAAAGATATAAACTTCTAAACTTTAATGATGGTGAACCTAGGTCAAATACAGAATCATTTGATGGTAATATACTACCACTGATATTTACACTACCTGTTATTTCGTGTTGATTACTTGCTTTTAATGTTAACTTACGATTGGCGTAAGTGTCACCACCTGCGAAAATAGTAACGTTACTATTTGCGGTTGATGTACCAACTACTAAATTACTACCTGTGGTATACAGATAACCGTCTCCTGGTAAATCATAAATTCTATTACCAACGTAGTTATCACTATTGATACCCATATCAATGTAACCAAAATCTTCTGTACCTAATGGTGTTACTGCAACTATGTCAGACGATACAGAAGAACCTGTACTTAAGTTACGAACATTGATTTGTAAGTAATTGTTAATTGTTGCGTGTGCAGTGATTAAATTATATGAATTTGTTAGACCACCATATAAACCAAAGATATCTGGTGCGGTTTCGTCAAAGAATGTAGTTCCACCAAATATAATACTAGAACCAGTTTGATATAATCTACTTCTAAATAACGTGTTTGCTGTATTAAAGAATGGAATATAGTTTGTAGTTCCACCGCTAACTGCTGTTGCAAATGATGCGGTCGTTGCTATACCAGATAACGAACCAGTAAATCCTTGTGTTGCTGTAAGACTACCAGTGATGTCGTGTAAATTATTTGCTCGTAATTCTACTTTTTTATCCGATGGAGTATCACCGCCAGTAAATAATACTACACTTCCTGTATCACTTGCAGAACCTACTACTAAATTTCCACCTACTGTATAAAGGTATGCATCACCCGCAACATCATAAATTTCCGTACCAACATAATTGTCATCATTGATACCCATATCAATGAAGCCAGATGTTTCTGTTCCTAGTCTCTTAACCGCAACTATATCTGATGATGCAGAAGAACCTGTACTTAAGTTACGAACATTTATTTGTAAGTAGTTGTCAATTATTGCGTGCGCAGTGATTAAATTAAATGAGTCTGTTATACCACCGTACAAGCCAAAGATATCTGGTGCGGTTTCATCATAGAATGTCGTTCCACCAAATATAATACTAGAACCAGTTTGGTATAATCTACTACGTGTAAGTGTATTTGCTGATGACCAAAGTGGTATATAATCTTCTGTTCCACCACTTACTGCTGTAGACAACGATGCGGTAGCTGAATATGAGGCAGATGTACCAGTTAATGCATTAAACTGAGTTGAGGAGGATATTACACCACTCAACTTATTAGTGATTGCGTTATAATCAATTTGTGCGGAACTAGTGACCCATCCTGGGTATTGTGCAGAACTACTGACGAGTCCTGCAATAATTGGACCTGCAGGACCAGTTGGACCTGTAACACCTGCTGGTCCTGGTGCACCTGCCAAACTTACTTGCCATGCTGTGTATGTACCCGAACCAGTAGCCGTTGTAATATTAGCTACTAATTGACCTGTTCCACTATCGTATGAGGTAACACTACCTTCCATTTTGTTACTATTATCGAATGCGATAATAACAGATTGACCAATACTATATGCAAGTCCCGTTGCAATAGTTAATGTTTTTGAACCAGTTCCGATAGAAAGTGATGTGCTACTGGTTGTAGAATAGATGTCACCAGGTAAACCAGTTGCACCAGTTGGACCCGTGGTTCCTTGTGGACCTGTTGGACCTGTGCTACCTGTTGGACCTACTGGACCTGTTGGACCTGTGGAACCTGTAACACCAGTTGCACCAGTAACACCAATTGGACCAGTTGCACCTTCTGAGCCTGTTACACCTTGTGGACCTGTTGGGCCTGTAGAACCAGTAACACCTTGTAAACCTACTGGACCTGTACTACCTGTTACACCTTGTGGACCTGTTGGTCCTGTACTACCCGTTGGTCCTTCTGGACCAATTGGACCTGTGCTACCTGTTGGTCCAGCAGTACCTGCTGGACCTGTTGAACCCGTTGGTCCTGCAACACCTGTTGGTCCAGTTACACCAATTGGTCCTGTTGGACCTGTTATACCTTGTGGACCTGTACTACCAGTTGGCCCTTGAATACCTGTTGCACCTTGTACACCTGTTGGACCTGTTTCTCCTTGGTTACCTTCTGGTCCTTGTGGACCTGTACTACCAGTTGGACCTGTTGGACCTATTGGACCGACTGGACCTTGTGGACCAACACTACCAGATGGACCAGATGCACCTGTTGGGCCTTCTGGTCCTGTTGGGCCTGTACTGCCTGTTACACCTTGTGGACCTATTGGGCCTGTTGGACCTGTGGTACCTTGTGGACCTGTTGGGCCTGTAGAACCCGATGGTCCGTAGATATCACCAACGTCTACCCAAGAAGTTCCATTATATACCCATAAATCTTGACCAATAATAAATGCAGAACCAGTTGGCGCCGATGGAGGAAGGCTACCCGTATCTGGTAAACTACCACTAATATTTAATCCAGGACCAATTGGACCTGTTGGACCTGTGACACCTTGGATACCTTGCGGTCCTGTTGACCCTGTTGGTCCTTGGATACCTGTTGCACCAGTAATACCAATATCACCTTGTGGTCCTTGTGGACCTGTGCTACCAGTTGGACCTGTTGGGCCTATTGGACCAATTGAACCTTGTGGACCTGTATCACCTTGCGGACCTGTACTACCAGTTGGTCCTTGAATACCTTGAATACCCGTAGGACCTGTACTACCAGTTGGACCAGATGCACCTGTTGGACCTTCCGGACCAGTTGCACCTATTGGCCCCGTGATTCCTTGTGGTCCTGTACTACCTGTTACACCTTGTGGACCGATAGGACCAGTAGATCCAGTAACACCTTGAATACCTTGTGGTCCTGTACTACCTGTTACACCTTGTGGACCAATTGCACCAGTTGGACCTGTGACACCTTGAATACCTTGTGGACCAGTGCTACCAGTTGGTCCTTGCGCACCAGTAGGACCTGTGGTACCTTGTACACCTGTTGCACCTTGTGCACCTGTTAAACCTTGAATACCTGTTGCACCTTGACTACCTGATGGACCTGTTGGTCCCGTTGCACCACCTGGAGAGCCTGCAACACCCGTTGCACCACGAGGACCAGTTGCACCAGTTGGACCTGTTGCACCATCTCCACCACCACCTCCACCACCACCATTTAATGCATAACTTGCAGTCAATGCATAAGAAGAACTTACTGCGGAATCAGCGACATTTAAAAATGATCCTGAACCACCTAAGTTTCTGACAACTACATCTGGTTTTTGTATAACAACAGTAATATCTGGTAAGCTCATCTTTTATCTCGTTGCAGCTGGACGAACGGTGAGTGGTCCTTCTAAAATACGACGATTTACTGGGGTGCCTGAACCGCTTGTAATTAAAATATCATACACATATCTACGTTGTGTAAGATTTATTGTTTGATCTTCATTTAATGTAATACGTAAACTACCAGATGTATATGGTAAAACTTTTGCTACATTAAATGATGTAGCAATTTCATCTGTTGTATAATTTTCACGTACTTGACCAGTGATATTGTAATGTGTAATATCTAATGGTGTGCCTGAGACAGTTTGTAATAACGTTACGAGTACTTCAAATGTTTCCCCTTGACCCACTCGTAATTCTGTTAATTGTGGCATATTACACACCCAAGTTAAAAATATTTCTACCTCTATATAAGTATCATTTCAATTGATACAAATAGATTTTATAAGTAAAAATCCCCTTCGTGAGTATAGAACACCTGCATCACGAAGGGGATAAATACATCCTGAGTTTTTTGGATTAGTAGTTCAATACGCAGTAGTCTGGTTGAATTTCTAATTCAATTGCTACGTTATCACTGGTATCTGCCCATTCAAGGTCACCAAATGTTGCACGTGTAATTTGTGCACCCTTGATAATCCATTCTTCAACCTTATCACCTACTGGGCCAAGAACTTGAAGGGTCAAATCTTTCTTATAGAATTCTGCATATCCGTCACGACCTGTTACTGATTCGTGGTGGAGACGAACCCATTCCATTACTGCTTGTGCACCTGATGGTACAACAGGATCGTAAAGGGTCAAAGTCATTGGTTGCCATACAGACACACCCTTAACAAAACGAACGGTGTTGATGTGTGGAACTTTAATGGTATCTTGACGAATTTCTGGACGGCTGACCTTTCTTACGATGTAAGCTGGTACGCCTTCAATTAACATTAAAAAGCGATTTTTAACTTTTGGTTCGAACGCCGTAAAGAAAATTTCATTTTCGGCTACGATATTGTTTGCCATGTGTATCTCCTAACAGATTTACTATAAATAGTCGGTAAGTTAAAAATATAACCTATTAACCAGCGAATGTTGCACCAGTTGGAAGGATGTTGAAATCCAACTTGATGAATTCTGCGGTCTTTGTTGGTTGGAGATACAATGAACCAACCAATAAGTTGCGGTCGATTACGTCTGGTGTATTATTGGTTTCGTCCATAATAACACGGAATGCGTAGAGACCTGAACGTTCTTGTACGTTTGCCAAGAATGGATTTACGATGTTGAGGAAACGACGACGAGTTGCTTCAACATTTTGTTCGAATACGAGGAAACGTGCTGAACTTGCGATGAACTTCTTAACAGTGATTAACAAACGACGAACATTTACGCGGTCAAGTGCTGATGAGCGACGTTGTAATGTCTTTTGACCCCATACACAGATACCTTGTCCTGGGAATTGTGCGATTGGGTTAACCTTACCTTCGTATAGTGAATCACGTTGTGCTTGTGCCAAACGAACCTTAACACCTGCTGCTCCTGGAATTCCACCACGATTTAAACCTGCTGGTGCAAACCATTCTGCTGCTGTATTATCACTATATGCGTATACTTCTGGAAGTACCGCTGATGGTGGAACAAATGCAAACTTATTTGTGTTTGTATCCAACACTCTTACCCAAGGATAGTATGTTGCTGCGTAGTTACTATCAATTAATGCTGCGGTATTTACAGCTTCTGTAATTGTTGCACTTGCACCCACTGTATCCATAATGTAGAAACAGTCACCACGTGTTTCACAAACACTTAATGCGTAGTTTGCGATGTATGAGTGGTCGTTGTAGATAACACCAGGTAGTACCAACAAGTTAATATCGTATGCGTCTGGATTACTGATTGCATCTAATGCCTTCTTATATGCACGTGAACCAGCTGTTGTTGCTGAACTTAAGTTAAATCCTTGTGTGTTTGTTGATGTAATACCATCGTACATATTAATCAAACGTGCTGGATTGTCACCATCAAATCCACCTTGGAATGGAACTGTAAACTTCAAGAGTGATGCTAATGTTGGTGCTGCACCTGCAAGATATTGTGCAACTGTATATCCAGTACCGTTTGCATCATATAATTCATTTGATGCTAAGTTTTCAAGATTGAAGTCACTACCACGAGTTATTGAACCACTTGGAAGTGGTGCCAAGTATGACATATTAGTAGTTGGAATATCAGAGAATTCAAATCCATAACATGCGTTACTGTTGTATGTTGCGGTGGTACTATATCCACGACTACTACCAGATACCCAATTTGAACTAATGTATGTTGGTACTGGAACTGCTGAACCAGAATATCCAATTGGTGACTTTAATGCTGCAAATCCAAATGGTAATGCATCTGGTGATATATTTTCCGAACCATCTGCCATTTCAACGCGAACATATGCTGAGTTATTTTGAAAATCACCTTGGAAATAACGTTCACCAGTATTTGGGTCGGTTACAGGTGCACTGTTACCGATACGACGAGCGATGAAATTTGCGTCAGATGGGTCAAGTGTTAAATTATCATATTGTTCTAGTACACTTGGATTTGCATCTGTGTCTGTAAAGTCACGTACTTGAAGTGAGAATGTTCCGTAAGTTCCAGATACAATTGCTTTCTTTGGACCAAGAACACTAATTTTTACTTGCTTATTTGCTGATGTGCCATCACTTAATGTATGAACCTTAAATAAGTTTTGGTTAACACCACCAAGTGTTTGTGATTGAATCCAAGGAGTTGTTGCAAATGAGTATGGTCCATATGTACTGCCAGTTAAGAACAATAAGTCTGCACTAAGTTCTGCTGACATTACTACCGATGCACCACCACTTACTATTGCTTCTGGGAAGATAGAATAGATGTATCCACCCTTTGTACCAGTAGTTCCAAATCCAAAGAAGTTTCCGATATATCCACCTGCTGCTGTGGTTGATGTTAATCCTGTGCCGGTAAATGATCCATTTGAACTTGTAACGGTAACTGCAAAGTTTGTTGATGTTCCAGAAGCACTTACTGCTGTAAGGTCGCTTCCGGACACGGTAGGATGAATAACAGCATATACAAACGAACCACTAGTACCAGTTGCTTTAATAATTGCTGGTGTGTGGCTTGTATTACTATATCCGTCTAGACCAAGAACACGAACAACAGTTGCTCGTCCTGATTCACGAAGATAGTTTTTTACAGTCAATCCTAAGAATGACTTACCATCAGGTGCACCAAACTTGTTTTCAAA